CATACTCCACAAGATTGATAACCTGCACTGCCTTGAGGCGTAGTGTTACACCTACCTGCTTGGTTGCAAGCATCATGTATGGCACAGGCTCAACAGCTACATTAACTAATGAACCATTACCAATCAACGCAGTACCCTGCATTGGTGTACGCTTGGCATCAACAACCATGGGCTTTTGTTCCCATGACTGCCCATCCTTAGACTTAACTACCGCCTTCATCTTAGCTTTGAAGACTAAGTTACCAGTCGGATTACCTGCTTCGTCTACATCCTGTGTGTATGATTGACGTGTGGACAGGACAGTCTTGAGTTTAGGATTGTCCTTGACAGCTTCAGCATGTTTGGCATTGACCATGCTATCCAACTGTTCACACACGTGTGCTGCTTGTTCTTCTGGTACGATTACTTGAATGGAATACTCACCGTCATCGACATAGCGAGTGTCTGGTTCAAATACTTTCGCCCATTGTGCATTGCCTTTAATCTTCAGCATATTTGTAACTCCTGTTCTATGCTAGTTAGTACTTGGCTAGGTTGTAACTTTAGAAATCACGCAAAGAAATACTCCGATTGTAGTATCTCACGCAAATTTAATTCACCCCTAGCTGGTGGCACTGGTACATCTTCAGTACCTAGTACCTTGATAGCATGTTGCCTCAACTCTGTCAACACATCATGCTGCTCATACATATTAACAAACTCCTCACGTAATACCTCAGACAACAGTGGCATCATACTACTGTGTGTGCCGTAGCTGTCGTGTACCATAGCAAAGTCTTGGATGCCTAGCTTGCTTGCCTTGTTGATAGTCTTGGTCATAGCTGACGCATCCAGACTGTGGATAAAGTTAGGGCTGCTGCCCAACCCTGTCCTCTGCCTGTTCACAGAGTTTGGTTTGTCTTTAGGAAAGGACAACGACACGATGTCCCCATTGATATGTGTCTTGATTCTTTTCTGCTGCACCTCACTGTATTGTTGTAACACTAACCATCCTGTAGGTGTGACCCACTCCATGTGCCTGTTCATCTGAGCATACACATCAGCCACATCCTTAATGTAGTCCATTACCTTACGTGCTGACACAATCACCTCACTGATTGAATCCCACACGTGACCAGCTAGGTAGCTGGATGCCTCAAACAAATCATCACCGAATGGGTTAGGCTCACCAGCATCTATCTTATCATGCATAGCTTCCTCAATGTAGCCACGACATGCGTGACGTGTACCTGAGTAGGGGACAATCATCACTGGACGCTTGGCAAGCTTCCTGTCTATGCCAAAGGCCAAGCACTTACGTGCTAGTTCTGTGTCGTCCTGCTGCACACGTGCGATAGTCTTGTCTGCCACCTGTGTGTAGATGTCTTGAGGTATGTCTGATGGTACTAGGTTGGTAGCCATGCCACCCTGCCTGTCCCTCAGTATAGCAGAGAGGTGCTGTAGCCCATTGCAGCTACCATCTGCCGACACAGGTAGGCGTGTCTCGTACCCCCAGCTATGCTTCATCAGGCCTGACATCTCGTAGCACCACGCCAAGAACTGGAATGGTTTGTCTGCCTCAAGCCAGACCATGCACTCGTATGGGTTGGACACAATGCGGTGCGCCCACATCTCTGCGTACTCCCATGCCCATGTCTCACGCTGGTCTAGTGTAATCTTGTCGTTACCATACAGGTTAGCACCATGAATACACAACCACCGTGCATCATCCCAGCTATTGATAGCCATTGGGTAGCCAAACTCAAGCAGTGCCTTGCTCCAATCGGCAGACTGAGGTGAGAGGAACGTGCTGCTTGCATACTTGCGAGAACGAAAGTCGTTCTGCCATACGTAGTAGAACCTGTCGTACCTAGCAAACTGTTCTGCTATCTGTAGTGTACGCTCTACTTGTATGCGCTTGCTCACGCTGCGGTTGTTGAGAGAGTAGATGTGATTACGCTTGCGTGACCATGCACGAAACTCATCCCTCTCATCCTCAGTCAACTGCTTGGGGTCACGGTCAAAGGGATACTCAGGTAGTGGTATATCCTCTTTGGCTGGTAGCTTACCCCATTCATGTCCGTTGTCCCATACGGTACGCATCACCTCAAGCAATGGCTTGTTGATACGCCACTCTGTCCGTTGCAGTGTGTTAAGACAGGCATACTCTTGGCTCAAGTCTTCCTGTCTTAGTCTGCGTAGGTGTGTCTTTAAACTCATTTGCGCCTCACTATAGGTAGTTCGTCTATGTCGTGACCATGAAATCCACCACCCTGTACATCTGTCCAGTCCTTGGGTGGTACTATGCAGGGCAAGTACCGTGGCCTTGATACTTCCATGTATTCGTTGAACGCTTTGATAAACTCAAGCGTACCATCAGTAGGTTTGACATAGGTAGCCCTACGTCTACGCTCAGTCTGCTGTGTGTCCAGCTTTACAATGCCTGTGTGCTGGATGATTATGTCAACCATCTTAAAGCCTACATGCACACGCTCTGACTTCAGCCATGCTGATTCTTCATACCCATCCTTGTTCATCTTGTGTGTCAGGCCGTAGCGTCTAGCACCATAGGCTTTCTTCATAGCCTCTTTGATTGTGTTCTTTGCTACGCTACCCTCTGCGTGTACCCATCTGTCTAGTCTATCCTGCATCTCAATGTTAGTGCCAATGGTACGTGCCACATGCAGCAGTGTGTTCTTCCTGCTAATGCTGTCAACCAACGACACCACTGAGAGGTAGGCTACCTGCTCTGCATCCATATCCCTGACACGCTTCCATGCTATGTCTCGTGATGGATTGCTAGGGTTGGCTAGGTACTGTTCAATACCCTGTGCTACTTGCCCCACAACTGTACCCACAATGGCTCTACCATGTGGCAGGTGTGATTCCCTACCCTTTTCAATGGCCTTGTCTCTGGCCTTCCTGAAGCGATTGACACCACCTGTCAGCATGTCTGCCTCAAGTTCAAGCTGATGCTCAAATAGGTCTTGGTTAGTTTCTAAAGTTACAACCATGAGAAGACCCCCTTTTACTATATACTATAACATGTATAACATGTATTACATTTAAGACATGTCTTAGATGGATAGCATCCCTGCTATACCTATGATGAATACACCTGCTAACATAACTACAAACTGTACACCTGTTACTGATTCATAGTCACCTAGCATACCTACTACTGCTACTGCTAACATAGATACAATCCATACTGTAAGTAGTACATCCATCCTAGTCTATCTCCTCTGTCTCAAAGTCTGCGCTACCAAAGTCAAAGCATTGTGCAGCTTCAACATTTGCATCGTCTATATCATCTGCTTCTACCTCAATCTCTTGGCTAATCGTTACTAAATATTTAGGCATCATGCTTCTCCATACTTATCCAGTAACCATGTCTGTAATGGTGACTGATAGATTGGTGTTGGTTCTTCTGCCCACTGCATCTGACACTCAGGGCAGTAGTATTCAATCATCCCATCCACTGCGTACAAGGCTTCAGCCTCACCACTACAGTGCATACAGTTCTTATACCCCATGCTCATTGCTCTGTCCTTCCTCTTTGGTACGCAACAATTCCCCCTGCACATACCCCATCTTAAACTTGATATGATACTGAGCCTGTTTGTTCTTATCATACTGGTTGTCATATGTCAACCCATGGTAGCCATTGTGATAGCCCATAACGTAGGCATCGTCATACTTGTTACGTCCCTGATTCATAGTCTGTCTCCGTCTGGTCTGCATGATTGCTCTGTGTATTGGTGTCACTCTCATTAGAATAGTGGTGTAAATTCTACACCATCCTCGTGCTGTTGCTTTAGTGTGCGTAGCTGCTGTCGCATAGCTGTTACATCTTCACCATCCCACTCTGCATCTTGTATCTTGATGGATAGTGCTGTCATTTTTTTGACAGTAGGTTCTAGCCTGTCGTCAGAGTACACGTCCTTGCAGTATGTATCAATGTACATGCTCATGCGTCCTCTCCCTGTGGGTACATATGTACCCCTGTGTAATAGATGGTATCCCAATTTATACCAATGGTTGCGTCATGCCTATGCTCTAAAGCATGCAACACCTCATATGCTTGGTCTTCTGTTAACCAGTCACACTCCAGCAACACGTCTGCAATAGACCACACGATTGCAATCTCACTGTCTTTTAAATTAAGTGTCGTCATTGTCCTTACCCCTGATAGTTAAGTTGTCC